AGAGAAGCGATTTTCTGCTATAATAACGGCGAGAGAATGCTTCTCTCAGGGTTTATATGATACGTTCGCTGTGGTCGCCAAACTTTAGCGAGCGTATCATTTTTCGTTTTCATCGGTCTCCGGGATGGGATGCACTTCAAAGAATGTGTCACGGATGGCTGCTGCCTGTGCGACCTTGTGTTCGGTACAATAGGCTTTCAGCCACTGGAACTGCCGTTCGGTCAGTGCAACAGTGAACGTGTGATTGTGCCGTTCGAGATAAGGACTGTACATAAACTCACCTCCCTTCATGTGGGTGCAACCAGTATATGCAATATGTTGTGGTTTGTCAATTACGCAAACGCTTAATGTAGTACTGGTATCTGTACAAAATCAAAAAGTTTGTAGATTTGCACAAAATTTAGCTGTTGTTTTTGGCAGCTCCCGCTTCGTACCCTGCCCGGTAGTTCAGTTCGGACAGCTTGCCTAGTGCTTCGGCGTACTCTCTGTCCTCGTTGGTCGGCTCTTTGCCGTGTGCGAGGGTTTTTAGAAATTCTTCGGTTGTTGTGGGAAAGTTCATGTTTTTTTGCTCCTTTCTATTGCAGAAGCTGTCTGCTTCTGCTATAATAATTAACAGAAACCGAGACTGCGCCCTTGGTTGCGCAGCTTCTGTTTTGTGGTGGAATAGGTCGTCAGTGCTACTTTGGTCGGTCGTGCTGACGGCCTATTTTTTATGCCACAAAGGATAAATCTACCGTTGTTGGCTGATTCATCGTGTGCTCTGCTGTCTTAGATTATAGACGTTTGGTATATAGTTGTCAACAGCCCAATTTGTATAATTCAGTCACACATCTGTGACATTTTACGCATTCTAACGTAAATTTACGTTATTTGATAGTACTTCCGTAAACGGATTAGTTTACCCTAGTGATAGTAACTCAAAAGATATTTTTCGATAATTCGTAAGGCTATTATTCAAGTATACAGTTTGTAAAGCAACGAAAAAGTTTACAGCCGTTTTATCACCCTATTGATAGTAAAAAATTTGCAAAAAACACAAGAAGGTGTTGACAGTGACACGAGAATGTGTTATCATTGGGTCGAAAGAGAGGTTCGATAAAAATGGCAGAGAAGAAAAAAGGCGGTGCAACCAAAAATAAAGTCAATTCCGGGGACATTCTTCGTTCCGTTATGAAAATCAGAGGATATACTTCTGCATCTCTTGCAAGGCAAATGGGATATGAAGTTTCTTCTTATGTGACAAACCGTGTTAATGCGGATGATTTGAAGTTATCCACAATGGCAATGCTTTTGGAAGAAATGAAATACCAAATCGTGATTCAGCCTATTGGCGCTGATGTTGCATCGGATGAATTTGCTCTCAAAGTTCTTGAAAGAGACGGTGAACCTGAATGATCTACGGTTACGCTCGTGTCAGTTCCGCTGGACAGGCGATTGACGGCAATAGCCTTGAATCGCAAGAGGAAGCTCTTAAAGCTGCTGGAGCAACTAAGATTTTCAAAGAAGTCTATACCGGGACAAAGATGGAACGTAAAGAACTGGATAAGCTAGAAGCGGAGGTTCAGAGCGGAGACACAATCGTTGTGACAAAGCTAGATCGTGTTGCCAGAAGCCTTGTCGGTGGGTATGAACTGATTGATTCATGGATTGAAAAAGGAATCCGGGTGAACGTTCTGAATCTTGGCGTGATGGACAACACCCCTGCTAGTAGGGCTATGAGAGGTATGTTCCTTGTATTTGCCCAGTTTGAACGTGACATGATTGTTGAACGCACCAGAGAGGGAAAGAAGATTGCCAGCCAGCGCCCCGATTACAAGGAAGGTCGCAAGCCCACGGAGTATGACCGAAACCTCTTTGATGTTCTGCACGAGCAGGTGGAAAAGCGTCTGCTGACCGTCACCGATGCTGCCAAACAGCTTGGTGTAACCCGCCAGACATGGTATCGGATTGCTGAACAGAATAGGTGAAAGGGGAAATAGCATGAAAACCGCAAAATTGTCAGACCAGAGTTTGAAGCTCATTGAAACGTTGTGCGATTACACCGACAAGCCCGATATTCTCAATGCCATCGCAGACGCTTTGTACTACGATGCGGACGAGCTGAAACGCAGGCTCAACCAGCTTGCAGAAGAAGTCAAATAAACTACACAACCCATTTATTAAGATGGATTTTAGTAAATAACTTTCCGAAGTGAAATTATAAAACCGAATATTTGATTTTTGTGCAGTTGTAGGCACTCTTTACATTTTCAGGTAGGGGGTGCCTATTTTTTTATGCAGTCAAAGCAGTGTATCGCCATCATTGATAGCATCAAAGCGTATGCAAAGCAGAATCCGACCGAAGCGCAGGTCTACGAGGACTGGTTTCAGGCGGTGGTGAACCTGAGAGACGCTTTGCAACAGGACAAGCGGTTCGATGCCTACAAATACTCTGGTGAGCTGCGCTCTGTCTGCGCAGCCATGATGGGCAAGATGAAAACAGGCGATGACGTGGCAAAGGTCTATGACATTATCGGCCGGACGTACCTGTTTGAAGCAAAAGATGTGTTCGACAGCTATTGCATCTACCTTGAATGGAACCGTGCGCCTGAGAAGAAGTTCTATCAGCCGAGACGCAGGGTTCTGAAAGTGCTGGCAGATGACCTTGAGGACTTGTTTTATAAGCGGATTGACTTCTTGGGAGTTAGTTTACCTGCTCGCGTTGGCAAGGCTTTGAGTGATGATACGCCGATTTTAACGAGAAGTGGCTGGAAGAATCACGGCGATTTGCAGGTCGGCGATGAAGTTATCAGCCCGAAAGGTCAGTTTGTAAAAGTGCTGGCCGTTTCGCCTAAGTGCCAGCTTGATGTGCGTTGCCATTTCTCTGACGGCACATACATTGACTGCCACGAAAACCACGAGTGGCCGGTCTTTAACCGCCATAAGAACGGATTTGATGTTGTCGAAACTAAGCGGATGATGGAGGATTATGTTGCCGACACAAAGGACGGTATAAGATTCTGCTATCAGGTTCCGTTCAAAAATTTTGTCGAGGGAGAATATAAGAAACTGCCTGTTGAGCCGTACACATTGGGCGCATGGCTTGGCGATGGTCGCAATCAGCACCCGGATATTTGTGAACCTCCTTGTGATCGAGTGATTGTCGAGCGCGTCATTAACGATGGATACCCGGTTAGTTGGCATACGGTTCACAAGGACACCGGTGTTGAGTACTACGGATTCTCTGGTTTGCGACAAGCACTTCAAAAAGGCGATATGTGCCATAGTCACCGCCGCTGCGTGAAGCATATCCCAGAAGAATACTTTACAGCCAGCATTGCACAGCGTATGGAATTGCTTGCTGGTCTGCTCGATACAGACGGTACGTTACGGGTAAAAGAGCATCGGTACGCTTTTTCTACCACAGAGCCGAAAATGAGAGATGATTTTGTCACGCTGGTTTCTACCTTTGGATGGAGATGTAGTGTGGTTGAATATCCACCTCGTGTATCGTCTAGTGGCATTAAAGGCAATCTGACAGTCTATTCCATCTCTTTTAATCCTACCTGCCCTATTCCCTGCGTTGTTCCTCGCAAGCAGCTAAAGGAGTTCTCCAAACCTCGCCGTGTGGCGTTTTGCGGGTTTGAACGCATCGAGCCGAAGCAGGGCAACTGCATTCAGGTTGAGGGTGGCGTGTACTGCGCTGGGAAGCGGCTGATTCCAACCCATAACAGTACTCTGTGCATCTTTTTCATCACATGGCTGATGGGCAACCGCCCTGACGTTGCATCGGTTATGAGCGGGCATTCTGACAAGTTGACCAACGGCTTCTACGGAGAAGTGCTGTCCATCATCACCGACCCCGTGACCTACAACTGGGGCAAAATCTTCCCTGACGTTCAGCTTGTGGATAAAAGCGCAAAGGACGAAAGCGTTGACCTAAACCGAAAGAAGCGTTTCCCCACCTTGACTTGTCGTTCCATCGGCGGAACACTGACTGGTGCTGTTGAAATTGGCGAGGGCGGCGTTCTGTACAGCGATGACTTGATCGAGGACTTAGAGGAAAGCCTGAATGTTGAGCGTTTGAACAACAAGTACGATGCCTATTTGAACCAGCTGAAAGACCGTAAAAAGCAAGGCGCATTGGAACTGATGGTTGGTACACGTTGGAATGTGCTTGACCCTCTGGGTCGCATCCAGAACCAGTATGCAGACAACCCAAAGTACAGATTCCGTGTGATTCCTGCGGTGGATGAAAACGGACACAGCAATTTCAATTATGACTATGGCGTTGGATTTGACGATGCCTACTATGCCGATATGAAAGCCAGCATTGACGATGCAACATGGTGGGCAAAGTACATGGGAAAGCCCTATGTGCGTGAAGGTCTGCTGTTCCCTGCTGATGAACTGCGGTATTTCAACGGCGTTCTGCCTGATGGAGAGCCCGATCGCAAGCTCATGGTCATGGACATTGCATGGGGCGGCGGCGACTTCACCGCCTGTCCTATCGCTTATGTATACGGAGATGCCGTGTTCATCCTAGACCTTGTGTTCAATAACGGCGATAAGACCGTGACCAGACCGGAAGTCGTGGGCAAAATCGTCCAGCATAAAATCAATGTGGTGCGCGGCGAAGCCAACAACGGCGGTGACGAATATTGTGACGTGGTGGACAGCCAGCTCCGGCAGCAAGGTTATCACTGCTCCGTCCGCAGCCAACGTGCGCCAAGTGGTCAAAGCAAGCTGTCCAGAATCATCCAGTATGCGCCGGACATCAAACGGTTCTATTTCCTTGACGAAAAACATCAGTCAAAAGAGTACAAGGCGTTTATGGAACAGGTGACGATGTTCACGCAGCTTGGCAAAGTTCCACACGATGATGCACCGGACAGTCTGGCACAGCTTGCCGATGAATTGTACAACGGAATCAGTAAAATTGAGCCTGTCAAGAGGCCTTTTTGATTAAAAACACAATATATTGTGTTCGCTGGGTCTATTTATTTGATTTCACCACTTGACAAGGCTTATAATGTACGCAGGAAGTTTTGCAGCTTCCCTTAAAGGAATAGCTTGCACGCGGGGTTTTGTCATTTTACTCGCGTGCGTGTCAACAAGCATATTCCTCCTTTCACCGGTGGAGGTTTTCTCACTCTTTCACCTTCACCGGACTTTATATGTTGCGTTTCCAATTGTTTGGGGAATGCCAGTCTGTCTCCCCCATGGCTGGCAAGCAACGGTTCGATTCCGTTACGCAGCACAACCAACTACCTAGCTTTGCATGGATTTATTCTCCAAAACCTCCACTGCTATTCCCGGCTCTCGATGCAATGGTTAGGCATGACATTGCAAAGAGCAGCGGTTAACCAATCAAGCCGGGTTTTTATGCTACATTAGCTTAGTATGGTTAGAGCACTCGGCTCATATCCGAGCATACATTGGTTCAAATCCATTATGTAGCACCAAAATTGCAGCCGACCCGTTGACTGTCCGTCAAACTGAATGTAAAGGCTGCAATGGTTTTCTTCGGGCGAAGAATAGCACGGCTGGAAGTGCGAACAGTTTCCCAGTAGCTTCTGACAGGTCTGTGCTCAACAGCCTGTTTCCAGAAATCCAACGAAAGGAGCACAGATGGTAGCAAAAGTTAGATGCAAGCGTCCTCGAAAAGACGCAAACGGCAATCCGTGTGATTGCGGACGTTATCTTGGCGAAGTGGAAGGTAAGTTTTCCCTTCTGTGCCCTCTTTGCCATTGGATTACAATTGGAGATTCCAACCTTCCAAGGGAGACATGGGTTTCCGTACCAAAGTTTAAAAACTGAATAGCTTTTGAAGCGCAGTTGTAAGCGCAGTGAGATAGACCTTAACAGGTTTGTCTTGCTGCGCTTTTTATTTTGCCGGAAAGGAGGAACGCATGGCTGAATATCAGATGATCGTTGACGGCTTTTTGAATAAGCCGCTGACCGGACGTAGACCGATTGAAACACCGGAAACGGAAATCAATCGGGCAAACGTGCTGAAAGTGGTCATGGGCAAGGCGGAGCCTATTCATCTGCTGAACAAGAACGAGATTCGCTTTTTGCACAACTACTACTTAGGTAGTCAGCCTGTCCTCCATCGCACGAAAGAGTACCACGCTGAAATCACCAACCGTATTGTAGAGAATCATGCCAACGAGTGCGTGGGCTTCTACACAGGCTACATGAGTGGCACTCCTTGCTCTTATGTGCGGTCTGAAACGGCAACTGGTGACGGTGAGGAAATCGCCCGCCTGTCAAACGCCTTGCAGTATGAGGGCAAGGATGCGCTTGATCGGCGGCTCTGGCAGTGGATGTTGGAGTGCGGACAGGGATACCGCATTGTTCTTCCTGACAAGGGGTACAACGGCAACTACCCGGACGAAACGCCCCTGCTGGTGGACGTTCCCGACCCAGATATGGCGTATGTGATTTACAACTCCGGCATCGGGCACAAGCCCATTGCCAACGTGCTGCACATTTCACGCAATTATCAGAATGACCTAAATGACCTGATTTGTGTGTATACGCCAAACCAGTACTTTGAAATCGACAACGGCAAGGTAATTAACGAGGGAGGAAATGGTAAATATCATTCCCTTGGAATGCTGCCGATGGTCGAATACAAGCTGAACCCGGAGCGTATGGGTCTGTTTGAACCGGCTATCCCTGTGCTTGATGCCATCAATGACCTTGAAAGCAACCGTTTGGACGGCGTTGCGCAGTTCATCCAGTCCATCATGGTGTTTACCAACTGTCTTGTGGACGAGAATGCGCTTAACCAAGTAAAAGAGCTTGGCGCAATGTGCCTGAAATCCACTTCTGGTCTGCCCGCTTCTGTTTCTCAGATTGCAAACGAGCTTGATCAGCAGCAGAGCCAGACCCTGCTTGATTCCATGCTGAATGTGTACCGCAGTCTGACTGCTATGCCTAGTGCCACTGGCAGCGAGAATGCAACGTCTGACAACGTGGGCGCGGTTATCGTCCGCAATGGCTGGAATCACACCGAAGCGAGGGCGCAGCAGTACGAGAATATGTTCAAGTACGCTGAACGCCAAAGCCTGTCTGTGATGCTGAAAATCTTGCGTGATACGGCTGGTTCTAAGCTGATGGCAAGTGACATCAACATCAAATTGCCACGCCGTCAGTACGATAACCAGCAAAGCAAGGTTCAGATTTTCGCACAGATGATTCAGCAGCCGATTGACCCGCAGCTGGCGTTCACCACGCCCGGTCTGTTCCCAGACCCGCAGGCTGCTTACGAAATGAGCAAGCCCTTTTTGATTGTTTCCGGCAAATTGGGCGAAGATGGGAAAGCGCCGAAGCCACAGAAACAACCCGCAGATCATATTACCGACAGCGGCAAAACGGTTGGCGAACAGGCTAATGCAAAGGAAGGAGAGCAAAAATGAAGAAGCTATTTATTTCATGCCCGATGAAGAATCGGTCGGAAGAAAATATTCGGATGACGTTTGACCGCTTGCATAAGATTGCCGAAGCAGTGTACGGCGAAAATCTGGAGGTTATTCCTACCTATATTGAAGATAACCCGCCTAAGTGTAAAACCGAAGGGCTTTGGTATCTTGGCAAGAGCATTGAACTTCTCGCACAGGCCGATTATTTTATCGGCATTTGCGGCGATAACGCTTTTCAGTATAACGGCTGTACTGTAGAAATTGATGCTGCAAAGTTGTATGGCGTTCCGGTCTATCTTGTTCCGACCGTTTTCGCTGCTCCTGATGTTGCGAAAGAAGAACTGGTTTACAACGGCGCAGGGGAACTAATCAACTAAAAATCAATCCGCATAAGCGGGCTGATATATTCCGGCAGGGAAGCCGGGATACAAATTTCGCAGCGTTGCAGGGAAGCAACGGTAAAAAAACGCAGGAGGAAATTAACGATATGAAACTCAATGTGTTGCTTGGTGATGCCTACAAAGAGGGCATGACCGCCGATGAAATCATTTCTGCGCTTGAAAAGGTTGCAGACCCTAACGCAGAGGTTGAGAAGCTACGCAACGCCGTGACGAAAGCCAATGGCGAAGCTGCCGAGTACAAGAAGCAGCTCAAGGCAAAGCGTACCGATGACGAGAACGCCGCGCAGGAACAGGCTGACAAGCTGGCAGAGATGCAGAAGCAGATTGAAGCCCTGACTGCCGACAAAGAGAACCTTGTCAAGGAAAAGACCCTTGCATCTTACCGTGAGAGGTTTGTTGCACAGGGTTATGACGCTGAACTTGCCAACAAAGCTGCATCTGCACTGGCTGACGGTGACATGGACAAGGTGTTTAAGTTCCAGTCGGAGTTTATGACCGCCCACGACACCGCGTACAAGGCTTCTCTGTTGAAGGATATGCCCACACCTCCGGGTGCGGATGGCAATGGTGACGGCGCAGATAGCGCAGGTGTTTCCTTTGCTAAACGTTTCGCAAAGGAGCGCGCAGACGCAAACAAGGCATCGAGTGACGCAATGACTGCTTTTCATTAAGGAGGAAAACATGAAGTACACCAATACTCCGGTATCGGCTCCTGAAAGCACTATTCTGGCTGCTGATACCTACGTTGCCATTCCCTTTACCGTAAAGGAGACCAATGCTGTTCCGGCTGGCTATCCTATGGCAAAGACTGGCCTGAAAGCTGCTGCCACTACTGGCACCAGTGCTGCTGATGCAGCTACCGATGCTATTGGCATTCTGCTGCACACTGTTGACCCTGCCGTCAACCCCAATGGCGCACTGCTGATTCAGGGCGTTATTGATGTGGACAAGGCAAAGCTGTCTGGCTTTACCTATTCTGCAAACGATATTGCCGCTCTGAAAAAGGCTGTTCCCGCCGTTTTCTGCCGTACCGATGTTGGCGCAAAGAGCGAGTAAGGAGGATTAAATTATGGCACTGAATCTGAATGAAATCTTCTCCCCTGCTGCGATTGCCGCCTACTGGACGAATGACCCGACCAATGCGCAGCCCTATGCTTCTGATGCTCTGTTCCCTGCCCGTAAGAAGGTCAGCATGGAACTGAAGTGGCTGCGTGGTCACAAGGGCGTTGGCGTTTCGCTGAAGCCTAGCGTGTTCGACACTAAGGCTACGTTCCGTACCCGTAAAGGTATTCAGGTGACGGAGACCAATATGCCATTCTTCCGTGAGGGTGTGCATATCGACGAGAGCGACCGCCGCAAGATCATTTCTGTTTTGGCTACCAATCAGGAGTTTGCGGCAGATGTTATCAATCGTATCTACGACGATACTGCACAGCTTATCACTGGTGCTCGCATCGTTCCTGAGCGCATGGTATGGCAGCTTCTGGCTCCCAAGACTGGCAAGCCCGGCATTTCTATTGAATCTAACGGCGTGAGCTACGTCTATGATTATGACCCGGATGGCACTTGGCAGCAGTCCAATTACAAGGCTCTGACTACCAAGGAGAAGTGGGATGCTCCTACCACTGCAACCCCCATAGCCACGATGACTACTGCCGCAAACACTGTTCTTGCGAACACTGGCGAAGTCATTGCCGAAGCCTACATGAATACGAACACCTTCCACAAGATGATTGCTGCGGACGAGGTCAAAAACCGTTTCCTGACGGTTATGAAAACCACCACCGCCGTTCTTATCGATTCTGAGGCACGTTCTGTTGTCGAAAGCGCATCCGGCATCCGCATCCATCTGTACGACAAGATGTTCAAGCCGGAGGAGACCGCTGCTGCCGAAAAGTATCTGCCTGATGGCTATGTTGTGCTGGCTCCTTCTGGTTCTCTGGGCAATATGTACTACGTTGCGACCCCGGAAGAGGTTGACCTGATGGCTGGCATTTCCAACGCACAGGTCTCCGTTGTGAACACCGGCGTTGCCATTACTACGAAGCAGGAAGCCCATCCTGTCAGCACTGACATTATTGCTTCCGAAATCGTCCTGCCGTCCTTTGAGCGCATGGACGCTGTGTATTGCATCAAGGCTTATTAAGGCGAAAGGAGGAAAGCAGCATGGGAGATCAGTATTCCGAAGCGGCAGTTAAGCTGGGGCAGTACATCGCCCCTGCACTTGACCGTGAAATCACGGACGAGGACTACCCACTCTTCGACCTGCTGCTTGATTTCGCCAAAGACAAGATATTTGCGCAGGGTTACCCCTTCGGCAACAGACCGGACGAGTTGCCCTTGCAGTATCAGTCGTTGCAGATACGCATTGCAGCGGAACTGTACAACCACATCGGCGCAAACGGACAGACGAGCTATACCAACAATGGCATTACTCGTGTGTGGGAAAGTTCCGATGTGGCGCAGTCCCTGCTGAATGAAGTGGTTCCGAGAGTAGGTGTTATCGGCTGATGTTCAATGGAAGCCCGCTGGATAAACGCCCGCTGTGGTATTCAAACCCGGTCGGCGAGAAAACGCCTGTTGTGGACGAATGGGGCAACGAGACTGGCGAATCTGCATACGAATCGTGGAGCGAACCCGCAAAGCTGATGCTGAATGTCAGCCCTCCTACTGGTTCTGCGGAAGCAAACCCTTTTGGAGCGTTCACGGATTACAGCTACGTTGTCAGTTCGTCCAGCAAAAAGCGCAACACACCGCTTTATGAAGGCACGCGCGTCTGGTTTCAGACAGACGTTTCAAAGCCCTTCAATTACATTGTGGTCAAGGTCGCAGAGCATATCACGGATACGAAGTATGCGCTGAAAGAGGTGGCTGCAAGTGAAAATTAAAGTGAGGTTGAGTGATGCCGGGCTTCGTGATGCGGAACGTCAGATACAGAAGTACAAGACCACCCTGAACAAAAAGGCACAGGAGTTTGCAAAGGCGTTGGCTGATAAAGGACTTGATGTGGCAAAAGTTCGTTTTGCGAACGCACAGTATGCTGGTAGCAACGATGTTTCTTGCCATGTTGAGCAGAACGGAAACACCTGCACCATCATTGCAGAGGGCAAGGCAGTTGCCTTTATCGAGTTTGGCACTGGCGCACATCACAACGGATATGGCGGTGAGCTGCCGCCCGGCGTTGGTGCGCATGGCTCCTACGGAAAAGGGCAAGGCGCAAACCGCAGATGGTACTACTACGGCGAATCTGGTAATGCCGGTACGCCTGTCAAACAGGTGGATGGTAAAGGCCAGTTGAATTACACCGATGGTAACGAACCAGCTATAGCTATGTGGGGAGCTGTTGAAGAAATGGCTTCTCAAGTCGAAGCAACGTGGAGGGAGGTTTGGAATAGTTGATTGATTATTTCAATTCCATCTTCACGGCTGTTGCCAAGGAGCTGCGAAAGCAAGTCCCTGGCATTTTCGTTACTGGTGAAATCAACGACAGCAACGTTAAGAAGTTTCCGTGTGTGCAGATAGAGGAAAACAGCAACCTTCCTGTGCACATTGATTCTGCTGGACACAGCAAGTACGCTGCCGTTTCCCTTCGTGTGCGGGTCTACTCCAATAAGAACACCGGGCGCATTGCAGAAGCACGCTCCATTGTTGGCATCGTGGATTCTGTTCTTGAACCGCTTAAATTTTATCGCAAATCGTTTGCCCCGTTGAATGGGCTGTACAACAATTCCGTCTATCGGATTGATTGCAGCTATGGGGCAACAATCGGAGAGGACGGAATGATTTACCGAAACTAAGGAGGTAAACATTCTATGAGTACTGCTATCTCCGGTCTGAATACCACCCTGTATTGTGGCGACAGCGCAACCGCTCTGACGAAACTGTGCGACATCAAGGATGTGCCCGACCTGATCTCTGAGCCGAACCTTCTGGATGCCACCACCCTGTCTGACCCCATGCAGGTCAACATCTTTGGCATCATCCAGAGCGACACCAAGTCTTTCACCGCTAACTACAACAAGGCTGACTATACGAAGGTCAAGGCCGCTGGCTATGATGAGACTTCCGAGAGCAACGCCGTGAAGTACTACGCCCTGAAGATGCAGGACGGCTCCGGCTTCACTTGGCAGGGTATGCATCAGGTTGGTCTGTCTGGCTTTGGCGTGGACGAGGTTGTGGAAATGACCATCAACTGCATCTTCACCAAGAAGCCTGAGTTTAGCGAGACCCTGACTGTTACTGGCGGCTAAACCGAAAAAATCGAATCAATCAAACCGGGCAGAACTGAACAACGGATTTGGTTCTGCCCCTATTTATAAAGGAGAGCATTTATTATGGCTACTAAGGTTATCAACTTTCATTCCCCCGATGGTAAGAACACTTACGAGCTGACCTTCACCCGTGACAGCGTGGAAGCCACCGAACGTGCAGGTTTTCAGATTGGCCAGTACACTCAGATGACCAATCTGCTGTCCAACTCCCGTGCTTTGTTCTACGGTGCTTTCATTGCACGGAACAAGGGCATCAAGCGCAAGGTCGTTGATGAGATGTTCCAGCACATTGAGGATAAGGAAGACCTTATGGGCGTTCTGCTTGAGATGTTCGTGGATGCTTCCAAGTCCCTGCTGGCAACTGACACTGAGGACAAGACCGCAAAAAACGCAACGTGGGAGATTGTGTAACTGCACAATCTCAGGAACCAGACGGAGAGGAAGAATCGTTTTCCTTCTCCAAGCTGTTCCATGATGTAGAAGCCTATTACATCTCCATCGGCATGACCTACGACCAGTTTTGGTACGGCGATGTCTGGCTAGCGAAGGTCTACCGTGACGCAGAGGAGCTGCGGGAACGCAGAGCCAACACAGAAGCGTGGAGAAACGGCCTTTACATGGCATCTGCGCTTTCCTCTACGGTTGGCAATATGTTCCGAAAGAAAGGGTCTAAGCCTATCAAGTACATGGATAGACCGCTTCCCCTTACCCAAAAGGAGAAAGACGAGTATGAATACCAACGCGCAGTTGAGGCGCAGGAGCGAATCAAGAGAACGATGTTCTCTATGATGGAAAGTGATGGTGGTAGTGATGGCTGATGTTGATATTACGAGCTTATCCGTAGAGATTTCTGCGGAATCGCAGGGCGCAGAGCTTAATATCGACAAGCTCGCTACCGCCATTTCTAATTTGCGGACGAAGGGCAACGTCACAAAGGTTGTGAACAGCCTTGACAAGCTGGCCGGTTCCATTGCAACGCTGAAACAGGCATCTGCCGGAATGTCCGGGCTGGACAAAATCACCAGCTTTCTGAACGGGCTTTCCAATGTCAACACGACTGCAAGCACAAAGAGCATCAACACGGTCGTGAACGCAATCAAGAAGATTCCTGCTGCTGTGTCTGGCTTGAACGGCGTTGACTTTTACTCCATGTCTGGAAGCATTACTCAGCTCACTAACGCTTTGGCTCCGCTGTCTATTCTGGACGCATCGAACCTTAAAGCTCTTGGCAGCGCTTTCAATGCAATCGGAAAGGTTCCTGATCTGACCGACAAGCTGAAAGCAACAGACCTTGATTCTTTTGCAAGCTCTTGTCAGAAGATTTCTGCTGCTCTTGCTCCCCTTGCATCTCAGCTTGAAAAGGTGGGCAACGCTTTTGCGAAACTCCCTCCGCAGTTGAGCAAGGTGGTTACACAGGCTAACCGTGTGACTGCTGCCAACGAAAAGCAGCGCAAGAGCTATCTCAGCCTGTCCAATCAGATGAACGGCTTTATGCGGAACATGGCAAAGCTGGTCTCGCTGAAAGCCATTGCTGAGTATCTTGGCAACGCTGTTGCGAAGTTTAACGACTTCTATGAAGCAACAGACTTGTTTCATAATGCTATGGGCAATCTGAGCGGCGAAGCCGATACGCTCATTAGCAAGATGCAGGGTTTGCTTGGCGTTGACCCGACCAAAGCGATGACTTACATGGCTACTATCCAGAGCTTGGGTACTTCGTTTGGTCTTGCCAGCGACAAGGCATACATTCTGTCCAAGAATCTGACCCAGCTTGCCTATGACGAAGGTTCCTATTGGAACAAAAACGTTGCTGAAACCTTTACTGCAATGTCCTCCGCAATCTCTGGCGAGATTGAGCCTATTCGCCGTTTGGGCGTTGATCTGTCTCAGGCACGGTTGCAACAGGAACTTCTTGCTTTGGGCTTTAACAAACAGGTTTCTAGCCTGTCTCAGGCAGATAAGGCAGTTTTGCGTTACATTGCCATTATGAAGCAGACTGCCAACGTGCAGGGCAACCTTGCACAGACCATCCAGAGCCCTGCGAACCAGATTAAGATTCTGAAAGCGCAATTGGATATGCTGGCGAAGTCTGTTGGCTCTTTGCTCTACCCTGCCATGAAATCTATTCTTCCCCCGCTGATTGCCGCCGTTCAGCTCATTCGGGAGTTCGTTCAGTGGGTGGCAAAGCTGATGGGCGTGAAGGTCGTGTTCACCGATTTCACTAAGAGTGCTGGCAGCGTTGGTGGCATCGGTGACGCAATGGATGACACAACCGATTCGACAAAGAAAGCCGCCAAAGCTCTCAAGGACTACACGATGGGTTTTGATGAACTGAACATCATTGACCCAACACAAGGAAGCTCCGGCTCTGGCGGCGGTGCATCTGCCGGCAACATCTTGGGCGATGTAGACCTGTCCGGCTACGATATGTTCAAGCAGTACAACGAAGAGTTTGCAAAGCAGATTGACGCTATCAAGCAGAAAATCAAAGATATGCTCCCTATCATCGGCGCTGTCACTGCTGCGCTTGCATTGTGGAAAATTGTTGATTTTTTGACAGATGTTGCGACTGCAATCTCCAAAATGACTGACTTGCAAAAGTTGGCTCTTTCAATTGCGACTGTTGTTATTGAAGCTTCGTTGGTATTTAGCTTTGCCAAAGGTTACGCTTCTACTGGAAACCCTCTTGAGCTTTTAGGTGAAGTAGTATCTGCCGCATTTGGCTCGTTTGTGCTTTGGCGCACAATTGGCGCGGATGGCATCACGCTTGGCATGGGTATCGCTTTTGTGGCAAGCCTTGCAGGTCTTACTTATGCGCTTGGTACCGGCGAAGCCAATCTTGGCGATGCAAGCACATGGATTCAGGCTGCTTTAACAACGGCATTCGGCTCTATTGCTGGTATCACACTACTTACCAATCTTGGGGTAGCTACTGGTACAGCCGCAACGCTTTCAATCGGTCTTGCAGGTCTTATTACCTTTGCGGGAATTACATTTTCTCTTGGAGAAAAGCTGAAAGAATTTCCGGTTCTTGATACCATTATTGCTGCTTTGATGGGAATTTTTGGCGGCGTTGCTGGTGCTGGCGTTGCATTGCTTGTCGGTGCAAGCCTTCCTGTTGCTGGAGCCGTTGCCGCTGCTGGTGTTGGTATTGGCCTTGTTCTTCACTGGGCTGGTATCAAATGGGGCACTAAAGAGAGTGGCGAAAAAACAGATGCTGCCGCAGAAGCCGACATTAAAATGTATTATGTCGAAAATGTTTTTGAGCAGCGCATTGAAGCCATCAAGCAAATTATCGTTACCAAGTGGAATGCGGCCATTGATTTTATGACTTCTCTTCCCGGAAAGGTTGGGAACATCATAAACAGCATTGGCGAGTGGTTCAGCTCTCTTCCTGAAAAAATCGGCTATGCCCTTGGCTTTGCCGTTGGCAAAATCGGGGAGTGGGTCGGAAACATGGTCGTTGCTGTAACAACCGAAGTTCCAAAAATCGTTTCGTCTGTTGTTAAGTTTTTTGAAGAATTGCCTGGAAATATTTGGACTGCAATTCTCAAAGCTCTTGACGTTATTTCTAAATGGCGGGAGCGTATGATAGCTTCCGTTGTTATTGAAATTCCAAAAATCATTTCGTCCATTGTCGGTGAATTCAAAAAGCTTCCTGACGAATTAAGAAAACTTGGCAAATTCATTTGGGACGGCCTAATCAACGGTCTAAAAGATGCATGGAGTACCGTTACAAATGGTATTAAGAGTTTCACTGATGGTTTTATCAATGGCTTCAAGGAAGCTCTCGGCATTCACTCCCCTTCTACTGTGTTTGCGGAAATTGGTGGTTACATTGTTCAAGGTCTTGCAAACGGTATCACTGCAGCACTTCCTTACGTTGAACAAGCTATGACCAATCTGGCAAACGCTGTTCAGCAGAAGGGCAACGAGATGATTGACTATGGCACGACCACCGCAACGAATTTTGTTAATGGCTTCTTCAACGGTCTGGACAGCAAGTGGCAAGAACTTGATTCCGGCTTGCAGAATGACTTCTTCGGCACAGTGCAGAATCTTTGGAATGCTGTGCAGAGCGGAGATTTGAAAACGGTCGGAACAACTGCTGCTGCTATTATTTGGCAAGCAATGGGAGAAAAAAATCGTTCCGAGGTAAAAACGTATGCAGAAAACTTGGTCTCTCAACTGTCTGACGTTTTAAAAAAAGCAGCCGGAACGCTATTTGATTCTGCATTGCAAATTGGCAAAAACATCTGGAAAGGCATTACCAATAATTTTGGGGATATTGTAAAAAGCGTATCTCAGCTGGGGCAAAAAATTTACAATGGATTTTCCAACTTAAAAGTTCCACTTACAAATGCAGGCTTTTCTATCAGCAACGGATTACTTGGAGGTCTCGTTAGTAAATTCCCTGAAATTTTAACAGGCGTTGCTGGGGTAATCACATCTATTGGCGGCGCTTTTATGGGCATGCTGGAATCGATTGGTGGTGTCCTGACAAGTTTAGGAATCCCAACGGGTGTGCTGATGCTTGCTGGCGGAATTGCAATCGCCGCCGCAATTGCTGGTATTGTTGCAAGTTTAGGCGGATCCAGATCTTCAGTGAACCAAGATTATTCCAGCTATCCTGGAACAAGCGGATATGATTCTTCTACCGGGTCTACGACATCTACTGGAAGCTACTATCCAAGCTCTTCTACAAGTGAAGTAAGCGTATCTGACTTGAGGAGCGCAGTTCATGATGGTTGCTATGATGCGTTTCTTGATATCTTCCAGCGCTATGGTGATGAAATTACCGGTGGTAAGGAAGTTAGGCTGTTCATCGACGGAAAGCAGATTACTGCTTCGGTCGAAAAGCAGCAGGCTGACCGTGGCGTGCAAATCATGGGTACGGAAGTGTATAGCTATTAAGGAAGGGACGGTGAATTATGCAAGCTCTTGTATCAGTAAACGGCGTAGATTTGCCAGAGCCTTCCTCTTATAGCGCAACGACTTCAACCATCGTTGATTCTGGCCGAAACGTGCAGGGCAAGGTTGTTGGCTCTGTGGTTCGACACGATGTTGCAAAAGTGGCTCTCAAGTGGAATTACCTTACCGCAAAACAATGGGCTTCCGTTATCGGCCCATTCACTACAAACTTTTATTGCACGGTACGATTTTACAATCAAGCGACAGCTTCTTATTCCACACGCCAGATGTATGTTTCCGACCGAACGGCCGGAATGTGGCGAAGGGGCCCAAACACCGGAAATGTGATGGGCTGGACGGATTGTTCTTTGAGCCTGGTTGAGGTCTAAAGGTGGTGATTTTATATGTCTGTAAAGCCGTCCGATAAGTGGCTTTCACAATATAATAATACGCTTGTACCCGAAACTTTTATTCAGATTACTTATCATGCAGCTGATGATGCGGCGCAAACGGACGCTATTGCAAGTTCAGGTTCGCAAACCGTGTTTAGTAATGCGGCATCCATCACTGACCTGGACATTTCCACTTCTGGAAATTACGCGACTGCTGAAACTAATTTTTGGGTTTTAGATGGAAGCTTTGATATCGTCCCGAATTCTGAACCGTATCAAGAATGCGGCTATGTAAGCGGTGAATGCGTATCAAGCTCCAATCATCCAACCATCACATTTTCTTTTAGTAAAATCCACGAAGAAAAAATACCGGGCCTGACAATCGTTTGGTCTGAAATTTTAAATGAGTGGGCAAAATCATTTAAAGTTTCCGCTTACAAAGGAACCGCTCTTCTTTTGGAAAAGCAAATTGACAGCAACGATTCTGTCGAAACTTCAATTGAATTTGAAATTTCCAATTATGATTCGGTTATTATTGAAATTCTTGAATGGTGTATTCCAAACCGAAGAGCTCGTATCTCGCAAGTGGAATTTGGACAGCGTGTGAGATTTAGCAAAACAGACCTTCTGTCGTATTCCCATAAATCAAAGCGCGACCCAATTTCCGGCCAGCTTTCTAAAGATTCAATTTCTTTTTCCATTGATAACAGCGACCAAAAATGGAATCCTATCAACCCTGACGGTCTTTACAAGTATTTGTATGAACGCCAAGCTGTTTTTGTAAAGTATGGCATGGACTTGGACGGACAGACTGAATGGATCAACGGAGGAAAGTTTTACCTTTCTAGTTGGAGCATTCCTTCTAATGGCATTACCGCTTCCTTTGAAGCTCGCGATGCTTTGGCGTTTTTAATCGATTCACTATACACCGGAAGGAAAAGCGGAACTTTATACGAAATGTGTTATGACGCTTTGGAACTTCTTGATGTTTCCGGTATCAGCTATTACATCAACGAATCTTTGAAGGACTATACAACTGATTTTAGCAACGAAAATTCTTCGTATAAAAACGCTGATGTTCTACAGCTTTCTGCTAACGCAGCCGGTATGGCTTTGTATCAGACAAGAAACGGTGAGATTCGGATTGACCGGGTTCCGTACCTTCCTGAAAACAAGTCCGACATTTATGAAATCACTGAAATCAATGATTATCAGTATCCGGAAATCACTTTTTCTAATAAATTAAAAAACATCTCTTACTCTCTAAATGGGGCTTCGTCATTGTATCCGAATGGTGCTACTGGCGATGGTGTTACACAAAGCGTAAACAATGCGCTTATCTCTTCTTCTATCATCTCCCAGCCAAAAAATGTTCTGACTGAAAGCTATAAAGTGCTTTCTAACCGTCGAAAAGCCACCCTGTCTTATCGTGCCAGCCCACACAACGATGCTCTTGATTTTGTCAAGCTCAATCATCAGTTCGGATATTCTTCTAACTTGTTGATCACGGATGTTTCTTACACGTTTAATGGTAGCTTCAAGGGCTCCGTTACCGGGTATATGATTGAAGATGTTGATTCGTTACAAATCGATGCTTCTGAGATTTACTTACATCCTTCCGACACGATCACGCTCACTGCAACGCTTACCCCTGCATCTGCCGATTCCCCTGTTATTGTTTGGAATGCATCTCCCGCTGGTATCGTTGAGCTGAATGTCATCAAGAACGAACGCGGCGTATCTGTCTGCAACGTTACGTATTTACACAGCGGAAATGCAACGATTACAGCTACAGTTGCGAGCCTTTCTGCTTCTTGCAATGCTACTGCGATTGCGGATGAGATTTCCAACCTCAAAGAAGGCGATACCGTTTACATCTCCGTCGCTGGCGCTTATACCGCTTTTCTTGTCTCAAAGCATAATTACGAGCCAGAATTAAATGGCAAAGGGAGAACGCTTCTTGCTCTTAAAGACGCGAAAACAGAAAACATTGCGTGGGATAGTAAAATGACAACTCCCGCAGAGTATTCGACCAGCAGTATTGATGCCTTATTGAACGGAAACATAAAAAATTCTTTTTCTGATTTCATGCAGAAAAAAATCGGCAAAACTACTTTTTATTATACCCCAGCGTTCAAAAAAAATGATTCTAACAATTACGTACCTTCTGCTGTGTCTACTCTATCTCGCAGTATATTTTTACCTTCCGCAAAAGAAATATACTACGGATTTCCCGATAACAGTAGTTCTATTAACGAAATTTGGGGTTATGGATGCAACGTAGAAGGAAGCCCGCTCCCTACAGCAAAAGAACTTTTGAGAAATCCTTTTTTTACCCTCGGAGACGATTACAGCCCGTATCAGCAGTGGACGAGAACTCCCGTTACACATCTTGAATATTTTGGCATGAATCCTTCTGTTGGGGATATCTATTATCGTTCTATTGTTGTTTCAGGGTATTGGGACAAAGCGCATCTTGGCAATTCTAGTGACAAAGAAGAATTATTTTTTTATGATTGTATCGGTTCTGGCAACGATGGCCGCAAGTGCTATCATTACATGTTTACCGTTCCGAGCAATTTGCCTATCGGGTATCAAAACAGAGTTGAGGAAGAATAATTTATGGCTCGTTGGATTACAGACCGAACGCAATCAGATGTTGACCGCGTGAAAGAAATTACCGCAAAGGCGAGAACAGGCACGTGGACAAAAGCCGAACAATCGGAATGGCTTGCCGGAATGAAGGGCGCTTTAAGCTATACGGATTTTAACCGCATAGAATCCGGCATTCAAGAGCTTGGCTCCATTGTTGGCGCGTCTGTTTCTGTTCGGACTGATTGGACAGTCGATGGATATATGAAAGTCTCCGATGCAACACGTTGGCTTTCCAACATCAACTCCATTCGTGCTAAATGCTCTGGCCCATCTGGTATTGTAGATACGCCAGAAAGCATGAATAAACTCGATTTTTCAACGATGAATCAAATCGAGCAAATTTTGTTCGACATTGAAACGCTTGCTAAAACATACGTTACGTTTTCCGGTGAATACATGACAGGAGATGGACAATATGGTTTTTGAAGACCGTGTGGCGAAATATCCGGGTCGGTGGACAATGGTAAAATCGGATGGAACATCCGAAATTGTCACTCTTATCCGAAATGACGAGCCAACAAAAGAAGGAACGCCAATCAATGCATCCACTTTAAACGAGCTGAGTACTGTTGCGGGCGCAATTAACGCAAAGGAAGAAGCCGTTTCGGCTGCATCTATCGCAAATTCCGCTTCCGCCAGCGCAGCCCAAAGCGCGCAGTCAGCATCCGCAGACGCAAAGAGCGCGGGAAGCTCTGCCGCTTCTGCCAAAGCTGAAGCGGACAGGGCTGCGGCTATTGTACGCACCGACAAGACGCTAAGCGTCGAGGGCGCTCCGGCTGACGGAAAGGCTGTTGGTGACGCGCTGAAAAACATAAAGCTTCCCGTTGCCACCGCCACCACGCTGGGCGGCGTGAAGGTGGGCAGCGGTCTGACGGTCGATGCGGACGGAACACTTTCTGCGGACAGCGCTTTGGCGGCCTACCCCGTGGGCAGTATTTTTCAAACAGTCAGTACGACCAGCCCTGCCGCCCTGTTTGGCGGAACATGGGAGCAGATCGCGTCCGACCGCGTGCTGATGGGTGCCAGCAGAAGCCACGCAGCGGGCACCACCGTGAAGGCCGGTCTGCCGAACATCACAGGTAGTTTAAGCGAAACCTCAAATGACGGTAAAACAACACCATTTCGCGGTAATAAAAACGCCATATCGTCAATAGGTGCTTTGGCAGTTATAGAGGCTAGCTCTCCTTATTGTGGATTTGCTGGATATGAAGGGTCGGCATATGATATTTCTTTTAATGCTTCCCGCTCGAATGCTATTTACGGACGCAGCACCACCGTTCAGCCCGCCGCCTACTATGTGCACATCTGGCGGCGCGTGGCCTGAGAAAGGAGGCTTTGAACCATGAAGATTATTGACGAGAACGGCGCAGCCGTGGAAAACCCGGACCTGACCCTTGGGTATCTGACCGCCAGCACCGAAGAGATCACCCACCCCGCCGTAGAGGGCGTGGAAGAGCAGTGGCACTGGGAGACAGTGACCGAGTATCCGAACGGTGGCAAAGACGTGCAGAAGGTCGTTGACCGCCCCGGCGTAAAGGCGCAGGAGGAATGGGTGGAACAGGTGCCCATTCAGCGGTACATCCGCTATACCGCCGAAGAGCTGGTTGCTCAGGAAGAAGAGCGCAAAAAGGCCGAAGCCCGGGAGAAGCTGCCGGAAACGGTGGCGGCACTGCAAAAAGAAAACGAGATGCTCAAGCAATGCTTGCTTGAAATGAGCGAGATTGTTTATGCATAAAATCACACAAAAATTAGAAAGGATGGTACGTATGATGGCAATGTTATGGGCACAGGAAATCATGTCTGCTGAGACTATGGAGGACGCAAAGGCTCTGTATGAGCGCTGCCCCCGCCTGCTGAAGGAGAAGGTCAAGGCGATTCTTATCAAGAGCGGCTTTGAGGAGATCGTACAGGAGGAGTAAGCGATGGAAAAATTTTTGGAATTTCTGGCGGGGCTGGTGAAGGCGTTCTTCGGCTGGGACAGCGAAAACCCTGTGCCGGAAACGCCCAGAGAGCCTCCCGTTGAGGAGACCGTCACCGGCTGGGAGGGCGACCCGCCATACCGGTACATCGACGTGAGCCGGTATCAGGGTGCGATTGACTGGGCACAGGTGGCAGCGGCGGGTTACAAGGGAGCGATGCTCAAGACCGTGAGCACCAACCGCAAGCTCTCCAAGCGGGCTGACGGCCTGTACATCGACCCCACCTTTGAGGACAATTACCGCAACGCCAAAGCGGCAGGGCTGGACGTGGGCGTATATTACTACACCTACGCCACCAATAAGGACATGGTCAACGCAGAACTCTCCCTGCTGCGGCAGGCGGTGTACGGCAAGGAGCTGACCCTTCCGGTGGCAGTGGACGTGGAGGACAACAAGCTGGGCAAGCTGGACAAGCAGAGCCTGACTGACCTGACTGCCTACGCCCTGCACGAAGTGGAACAGCTGGGCTTTTACGCCCAATTGTACACCTACACCAGCTTTGCAAAGGCGCATCTCTTTGTGGGCGGTGCGGCTCTGCATCCTTATGACGTATGGCTTGCTGACTACACCGGCAAAACGCCCAACGTAACGTTTAACTATAACGCCCACCAGCACACCAGCAAGGGCGCTGTGCCGGGCATCTCCGGCAACGTAGACCTCAATGTGACCACCCTCAACTACCCCCGTATCATCCGCAAGAAGGGTCTGACCCGTCTCCGGGAGGGTAAATGACCGAAAAAGAAGCTTTGCTGTGGGTGCTTGGCATCCTGGGCAGCCTGTGCGCCGCGGCCATTACCATCGACAAGGTGCTGGACATCATCCACAAGTACATCAAAAAGGCGCAGGCCCCCGACGATGCGCAGAACAAGCGAATGGATACGCTCGAAAAAAGACTTGGCGTGCTGGAACAGGGACAGCTTCAGCACGCACAGGCCCTTGCAAGAGACCTGCGCCGCTTTGACGGCCTCGATGAAGAGATGCGTCTCGTACTCGTTGGCGTACAAAATCTTTTGGATTCACAGCTGTCCGGCAACAATCGCGAAGGTATGCAAAAAAGCAAATCCGATATTAACAACTACCTACTGAAAGGAGTAACAAATCATGGAAGCAATGTTTAACTTTATCCCCGCACCCATCGCACTGGTACTGATGCTCATCGGCTTTGCCGCGCTGGCCGTTGGTGCCATCCGGCTGGGCTACAAGCAGTACGTCAAGCAGTGGGCGCTGGAACTCGTGACCATCGCCGAGGACAGCATCATGGGCAGCGGTCAGGGCGCAAAGAAAAAGGCACAGGTCTTTGCCGCGCTGCGCGGCGCACTGCCGGACTGGCTGAAGCCTTTCATCACGGATGAAGTGCTGGACAGCGTGATCGAAAAGGCCGTCAGCATGATGAAAAAGGCACTGGCAGAAAAGAAGCCTACCATCAACAAGGAGTAAAGCATGATCGAGCAAAGCGTATCTCTCGCATCCAACGGCACGGCAAAGTTGCCCGGCTATGAGCAGCTGGTGCGCTTTGGCTACACTAAAAACCGGGGCGTGTACCGCCTGCACGTCGATGCAACCGGCGAGTGGGAGGGCCTGACCGTCCGGGCATTTTGGCATGTTCCAGGCGGCAAAGACCCGGTATCCTCGCTGGTGGCGGACGACGGCTATGTGGACGTGCCCGCCAGCGTGACCGCACAGCCCGGAAGCGGGTGCATCACCTTTGAGGGCAGCGACGGCGCAAAGGTGATGACCAGCGCAGACCTGCGGTATCGTGTCAGCGCCAACTCCGGCACAGAGGACGGCACCGAGCCGGAGCCGGGCACCCCTGCATGGCAGCAGCTGGTGGATGCCGTCCACACCGATGCCACCGCCGCAGAGCAGGCCAAGACCGATGCACAGACGGCAGCACAGCAGGCTGGGGCATCTGCCAAAAAGGCCGGACAGGCTCTTTCTGACACCATTACCGCCAAAGAGGACGCTCTGAAAGCCATCGGTGACAAGCAGACCGCCGCCACACATGCTGTGGACACAGCCCGGGACAAGGCTCTCCAGCAGGTAGAAGCCTCTACAGAAGCCGCCCAGACCGCTGCCAGTGAAGCGGCCACCAGTGCGGACAATGCAAACCAGAGTGCTCAGGCAGCCGCTGACAGCCTGCAAGAGCTGAAGGACGGCATTGCAAGCGGTGACTTCAAAGGCGAGAAAGGCGACAAGGGCGACACTGGCCCCATCGGCCCGGTCGGCCCGCAGGGTGCACAGGGGCCACAAGGTGAAAAGGGTGACACCGGCCCTGCCGTAGCACTGGACACCACCCTCACTCACGAGGGCGAAGCCGCTGACGCAAAAGCCACAGGTGATGCTATCAGCGCAGTAAAGGCCCGGCAGAACATTCTTGTGGGCACTGAAATAGGCAACCCTATCTCCGTTGACGACGCTTTCCCTGCGCCCCTGTGCGGCCTGACCGTGTACGGTCGGAGCACGCAGGCCGGCACACCCACACCGGATGCCCCTGTGCCTATCGTGAGCGCTGGTGACGGCGGGAGCGTGGTGGTGACCTTGAGCGATGGGAAAGGCAAAACGCAAACTCTCAACCTGCCCACTCCCAACGGCTTACCCGGCATCCCTGTCACCTCTGGCGGCAACTACACTGACCCGCAGGGCCAGCAGTGGGTGTGCGACGAGGTGGACTTGGAGAGAGGGGTGAAGGTGCAGAGAATCGCAAGTTTCGTGATTGACGCTAAAAACGCAAAAAATATTTATGTGACTAACCTCTATACGCACGTTGCTGTTGCTGTAAACGCTCGCATCAGAGCTCCTGAGGAAACGAACAATTCTTTGGAGGTGAGAACCAATAGAAACCTGTTTTGTGAAGCGTTACCATGGATAGCAAATGCGTGGTCTAGCACTGTAAACTCGATGGGTTTTGTTGAAAAGGGTATGGTTGATTTCACAATCGAGAACTCTTACTTAGGGCTAGATGCAGCAAGCACCGACGATGAGCGAAAAACTGCGCTGGTGAAATACTTTACAGCTAAACCTTGCCGAGTTGTACACAGAATCGCAACCCCCATCGAAACCCCGCTCACCCCTGCCGAAATTGCCGCCTACAAAGCCCTCACCGTTTACGCGCCTGACACCGTGGTGCAAGCGATAGACGGCGCAGGGTTGAAATTGGAGTATCAGAGAGACGTTAACATCGTAATCAAAAATCTTGAGGATGCCATCGCATCCATGACTGCAACCTAAAGGAGGGAAAGCATATGGCTATCAAAAGCAAAGCCCGGCATGATCTCACCCTGCGATCCATCAAGCGAGAAATCGCCGCAGGACGCGACGTGGCATACTGGCTGGACAAAGCGTACACCCATCTGGACAGCGGCCTGCTGACGGAGGACGACATCGCAGAGGTGGAAGCCCTTGCGCAAGCGTACTACGATGCACTGGACGCTAAAGACAAGGCGAACGCTGAGGAAATCACGCAGTAAGGAGACAAAAATGTTTCATTATCACTACATCAAAGTCATTGCTGATTCCGAAAACATGAGTACGAAAGAAATCACTTCTATTCTGCAAAAATATTTTGCAAAACAGAACGATGGTTTTTACCTCGAAATCGACTTGGATAATCATGCCGCTGATTTCGATGGTAGCGGAAAATGGCTCATGCGGTTGGAAGGAAATATTTTGTGGCTAAATGGCGAATACGTTGCGCTCAGCGGTGTGCAGCAAAACAGCCCGGACGATAGCTGTATCGTCAAAATTTCCGCAATTCGTTATCTCATTGTTCACAATAAGGAGTGATAGCATGACAAGCACTACATACCGCCATCTCGGTGACGTCAACAAAATGTACGCCGCACAAGAACAATTTCGTGACCTTACGAAAATGGTCTGCGCACGTTTTCGTGACCTCACGAAAACATACCATCTCGGCAACGTCACCGTAATGGTGCGCAACGCTGGACAGCTGCCGCAGCCTTTCTGGCTCGGCGCTGCCTGTGGCGGCGGCTCGCATAGTCTTTCCGCCAGCGTTGCAAGGGCTTAATGCAGAACAGATAAAAGCTGTGATAAAACGTGCGCCGCTTGGGAGGTATGACCGGAAAATCGCCCGGTTGCGGTACGTTGACCAGCTATGCCAAGTTGATATTGCAGCGCGTGTGCCGTATTGTCGGACATCAATCGGCAATAGGCTGAAAATTATTGATAAAATTCTGGATGTGTGATATACTATGTATGCGAGGCCGTACTGGTGTACACCCAGTGACGGCATAGTGTACAGGAAGCCAGCGGAAGAACGTTTACCCGCTGGCTTTTCTTTTTGCACGGATTGTGGTATAATAATCTCAACAAATCCACCCGGCCTCTCGAAGAAGCGCATTAGGGTGGATATTTGAAAGGCTGCGGCCTTTGTAGAGAGCGGCATTGCCTGTGGGCGGTTCCGCTCTTGATTTTAGACTTAGCCGTTTTGGCGGCATAAAACCCCCGGTGTTCCGTTTGGAGCATCGGGGGTTTTTATTTATATACAATTTTTCAAGCGCTCATGCGGATTTTTCCGTGTGGGCGCTTTTCTTTTTTGTCCTTCGTTGTGCGTTCGTTGTCTCTCGGTTTCTGCCGATGCAGTACACTGGTTGCACAAGGAGGGATGTATTATGAGCTATTATCCGGCATCCGGAGCGCCCTACGTTCCGCAACAGCCTGTCAATCCTTACGGCGGCATGGGCACAGTTGGACTTGCCACTCCCCTGCCGAACACGCAGATGCAACAGGCGCAGCCGCAGCGTCCGCAGCCGATGAATGGGCAGCAGCCTGTTCAGCAGTCGGCACAAGATGGCGGCTGGTTGCTTGGCAGACCTGTTTCCAGCAGGGAAGAATTTTTGGCAATACCTTCAGACCTGTATGGCAGACCGACCTACTGCCCAGACTTGCGCAGCGGCGTGATCTACTGCAAGCGGCTTAACCCAGACACCTGCGAATCCTATGTGCAGGAGTTTTACAGCCCGGAAGCATGGCGGCAGATGCAAGCACAACAGGCACAGCAGACCGCTGCACCGACACAGCAGTATGTGCCTATTGAGCAGTACAACGCCCTTGTGCATCGGCTGGATGAGCTGGAAAAGTGGCAGAAGAGCTTTTCTAAGCCCGCTACCGCAGCAAAGAAAGGAGAATAAAAATGCCCTCTCCATTTGATATGATTGCTCACAGCCCCATCATGCAGCTTGCAAATCTGGCTCGTGCCGGGCAAAACCCGATGGGGCTTATCCAGCAGTTGAGCGGGCAGAATGCCCCCATCATGCAGGGCTTGAACCTGATTCAGGGCAAAAACGAAGCGCAACTCCGAACGATGGCGCAAAACCTCGCCAAAGAGCGTGGTATCGACTTGAACCAGCTTGCAAGCGTCCTGAATTTGACGCTTCCGAAGTGAGGAGGCTTTACAATGGATGATTTTGAAAACAGCCATTCCAAAAAAGATTTTGACATTAACAATCTGTGTGGCGATGACAAAATATGGATTCCTTTAATGCTTGGCTTGATTTTCGGTGCTGCTAGCAAAAAGTGGGATGACCCAAAAGATAAAAAAGACAACCCTCCAAGCTGACTTAACAATCCTAAAATCAGCATCCCTCTAAGCAAAACGCTTCTCAGTTTTGCGGACTTGATAAAAACCGCTTTTATCTGGCTTCGCCCATCGCACACGGCGGTGGGATAGCATAACGCAAAACTGAAAGGAGTTTTGTTATGGACGATTTTGCAACTGGCTATCTGGCTGGGCAGGACGGCGGTAATAACGGCGGCGGATTCTTCGGCAACGAAGGTCTGTGGGCGGTTATCATCCTCGCCATCATCTTCGGCTGGGGCACAAACGGCTACGGTCGGAACGGTGGTGACAACGGCATGAACAGCTACATCCCCTATCTGGTGGGCACCGGTGCAACTGGTCAGGGCGGCGCGGATACTCGTGCGGCTTTGTCAGAGGGCTTCTACCAGCAGGACACTTCCCGTTCTCTGGCTGGCATTCAGAGCGGCATCTGCTCTCTGGGCTATGACCAGCTCGCACAGATGAACACCCTCAACTCTGCCGTTGCGGGCGGCTTTGCTGGTACTAATCAGGCAATCTGTCAGCTCGGCTACCAGAACGCACAGCTTGTGAACGGTTTGGAACGCAGCGTGTCCAATGGCGACAACGCCATCAGCCTTGCTATCATGCAGGAGGGCAACGCACGGCAGGCGGGTCAGACTGCTATCCAGACGCAGCTTGCATCTTGCTGCTGCGAGAACAAGCAGCTCATCGGCGACCTGAAGTACACCATTGCACAGCAGGACTGCGCTACCCGTCAGGCTATCGCAGACAACGCCCGTGCCATCGTGGACAACTGCAACGCCAACTTCCGCAGCATGATGGACTACTTCACGCAGGATAAGATTGCCACTCTGACCGCTGAGAACCAGAGCCTGAAGTTCGCCGCTTCTCAGGATCGGCAGAATGCGCTTCTGACCACCGTGATGTCCCAGCAGACTGATACCATCCTGAATCGGGTCAATCCTCGTCCGATTCCCGCTTATCAGGTGGCAAACCCCAACGTGGGCGTGAACTGCTGCGGCTGCTGCTAACCTACACACTCCCCGATAACACCGGGTGAACCATCGGGGCAGGGGTAAGACACCTCTGCCCCTGATTTTTTAGGAGGAAAACATTATGGCTTGCAAAACAAGCTGCAAACTCTGCCCCCATCTGGTCTTGAGCCAGTCCGTTACGTTTGCCAATGACACGCTGACCGTCAACATCCCTGCTGGCGCATACCAGAACGGAGAGAAGTATTGCATCGTGGTCGCCCAGAGCATCCCGGACACGACCACCATCAACGCCCCTGTTGTCATTACCATCGGCGCAGGCACGACCGCATACCCTCTGACCGACTGCAACTGCGCTCAGGCAACCGCCGAGAGCATCCACACTCGCACCCGCTACGCTACCCGTGTTGCAACGTCTGCCACTGGCACCGGCACATTCAAATATCTTGGCTGCTTCTGCCGTTCCCACGCTGGTGCGCCCGCGTCTATTTCTTGAGGAGGTGTAGATTATGGGCAAGAACAATTTTCGCCGCATGATGATGCTCCGTGAACACGACAAAGACCGTGAGCCGGAACGCGACCGCCTTGAGGAAGAGCGTGACCGCAGGGAGCGTGAGATGGAACGCCGTCTGCGCAAGCTGGAAGATGGCAACGACCGCTATCCTTACTATCCGCAGGAGGAGAACCGCTACATCGACCCCTACCCTATCCCCCGCTACCCTGACGTAGAGTATGGGCGCAAGATGCCGCAGATTGGCTTCTCGCAGAGCGGAGACTGGGACAAGCGGTCTGGGCAGTATGAGCATGGCGGTGCGGACAGCCGTTCCATCAAGATGCCACGAAAGCACCTCACCCACGATGAAGCGGAAGAATGGTGCGACAGCATGGTGAACGCTGACGGCACGAAAGGCTGTCACTGGACGCTGGAACAGACACAGGACGTTGCCAAACAGCGCAACATCACCTGTGACCCGAACGATTTCTGGGCTGTCATGAACATGATGTACTCGGATTATTGTCAGGTCGCAAAGCGCCAGTCCGTTGACACTCCGGGCTTCTACGCTGACATGGCAAAGGCGTTCCTTGAGGACACGGACGCTGTGGACGGCAAGGCGTATGCCTACTGGGACTGCGTGACAGATAAATAAAGTAATCCCCTGCATAGTTTAATCGGCTGTGCAGGGGATTACTTTCTATTATAATGATTAGTTTTACTCAAGCCAATTGATGAAATATCCGTTGTACTTAAACTCTTTTGCCTCATTCGCGGCCTTAATCAGATTCTTCGCAAAAGCAATCGCCTCATCCGGCGACAATGTTCGTCCAGGAAAACATACTTTGCTACCGATTGAAGTGTCAATTCCATCTCCGCTTCTGCAAATTTCAATGCCGCTTCCGTAAGATTTCCTTCTCTGCTTCAAGTCTTCTATATTGTAATCAGAATATTTCACTTTGTCCATGTGAACTCTCCTCCTTAAATTTCAGCTTTTAGCTTGTTCCTCTTTTCTCCTGCATCTGTGTGGCTTGTATGTGCGCATTTTTCTCCCCTCACATAAATTATTTTTCTTTGGTGTAGTACAATTCCATATCTGCCTTGTACATATCAAGTTGTCTTTTGCCATCCATAAGTGTGTTAAAACTAATTCCCGCCGCAAAAGATACGGCGATGGACAAAATCAAGTGTGCTGCAACCCATTTACCAGCAAAGATAAAAGGAATCTGAATTGCTATGGCAAAAGCATCGAACAAAAGAACGTAAATGCCACGTTTAACCATTTTCTGTAATCGGATAATACTTCCTTCGTAAAATTCCTTCGACCTCATCATACGTCAATCCTCCAAGAAATCCTCTTGATTCAGAACTTGATTTACAATTCGTTCTGTACATTCTTTGATAACAGTAGATGCGGGGACGCAATCTTCATAAGCTATGTTTTCATATTGTGCTCCTGCATATTCAAAGAACCTTTTGGAAAGTATTTCTGCATCCGCACGGCACAACGTCTTTAATTCGTATTGCAACGGAAATCTTCTTGCAAGTGCAGGGTCAAGCCTATCAAATCGGTTTGTCGTTCCAATAATAATGACATTGTTCGCTAATCTATCCATTTCCTGCATAATCGCAATAACCACACGGTTCATTTCCCCAACGTCATCTTTTTGCCCACGAGCCATTCCGACCGCATCTATTTCATCAAAACAAAGAACGCAAGGAGCAGTCCTCACATAATCAAAAATTCTTGCAAGGTTAGATTGTGTTTGTCCTAAGTGCGAATCAACTAGACTTGAAAATTGAATCCTCAAAAACGGAAGTTTTGCTTTATGTGCGATATACCTAGCCAGCATGGTTTTTCCGCATCCGCTTTGCCCATAAAGCATCAATGCTGGCAAATAAGGAATTCCCATTTCATTTAATTTTTCAGATGCTCGATAAACAGCAACGATTTTCTGCGTTATACTTTTTTCTTCGTTCCTAAGAAGAAATCTTGCTTCTGGAAATTCTTCTGTATCCTCTGCGATCAAAAGATGCTGTAAGTTATATGGCACTTCAATAAATTCTCTTTTGCTTTCCAACTTGCGAAACATATTTTCTTTGAACTGTTCATCTTTTTTGGATGATATGGAATTCAAAATGATTTTAACAGCTTTTTGCGCGTTTCGCATATCACCATCGCAAACAAATCGAATAAGGTGTCGTTCACTATCATTCATCTAAGAAATCCTCCAACTCAATCTTCCCCTCTGCCGCAGCAGCAGCCAGAGCGTACACATACTGCCCGATGGTCATTCCGTGCCGCCTTGCTTCACGGTTGATGTACTTGCGTTCTTCCCCACTCATAAGGATGGTAATGCGCTTAGAACGCTTTCCGTCACCGCTTGCAACGCCCTGATGCGATTCCGGCATCGGAATTTTTTTCTTTGTCAATCCAGCTTCAGCTAACGCACCAGGAACATCACCTTGTTCGATAAGACGTTGAACTTCCTTTGCCTGTTTCAGCTTCTTCGGCTTACTTTCGCTGACTATAGCATTGTTCGGCTGTGTTTCGCTGTCTTTGGCTTGCTTCGGCTTAATACTGCTTAACTGTGCTTCATTAGGCCGTGTACGGCTGTCTGTGGCTTCACTAGGCTTAATCTGTGCTTGTTCGGCTTCGTTCGGCTTTGCTTGGCTTACTTCTTCTTCCTTTGGCTCACTTCGGCTTAATGTCTGTTCCGAAAAAATAGGCTGGAAATCAAACCCGCCAAGCAAGCCTGTGGATTTTTTGCTGGTTGATTTCATTCCTCTTCCTCCCAATCTTCATCTTCGAGGTCTGGTACAGCCGGTAAAGACTTCCAATGTGTAATGTTGTGCAATTTCCCATCTTTGCCTATCCACTTTTTAAGACCTCTTTCGTATCTTACGATTTCTACATCGTATTCGTCTTCACTAAATCCAATAACGTATTTGTTTGATTCATTTGGAAGTTTGTGCTTCGACTGCGCCCACTGATTCTCGGAAAGCTTTTCTTTCAGTTTTTCACAGTATTTTTCAGCGAGGTATTGCTGAGAATTATATGCAAGCTCTTTTTCTTCATCCGACAATTCATTAAATGAAACACCAAGATCTAAGAAATAAACCCGTCTTATATCTTCGATGCACGTCATTCCTACAAGGTGCGGGTATATATCATTCATTTTTATCCCCCTCTACAATTTTTTGCGCCAACGCCTTGAAATCCTCTGCGCTGGTACTCTTTGCCGTGTCATCGCTAAACAGGCTGTGCCGCTCTGCCTGCGCCTTACGAACGCCCATAGACGGTCTAATCTTCACGTCCAAAAGCTTTGTTCCCATGCTCTGCGCAATCACAGGGAGCTGCTCCACAACCTCTTTGGACAAGTTCTCACGGCTCTTGTACTGGTTCAGAAGCAGACCTTCAATTTTCAAAGTCGGGTTGAAGTATCTGCGAACGTCACCGATGGTCTGTGAAAGCTGGCTCAATCCGGCAAGCGCATAGCGGTCTGCTGTAATTGGAACGATAATGCTGTTGGCGGCGATCAGAGCGTTTACAAGCGCAAGACCGAGCTGCGGGGGAG